TAACACCGCGAGCCATAGCCGTTCTAACTTGTGCGTTAGTTAGGCTAAGTGATGTTTGTAGTTCTACGATATCGCAGAATTTCAAAGCGGCATAAGCACGCTTATCACATGGGATCGCAACGCGAGACATATTAAGAGCCTCTGACTCGAAAGTACAATCTGATTTGTTTTGCAATACACCTGTTAGATCGCCAACCTCAGAGACATAGATGATATCTCCTTTGATCGCGCTGGGCATAGTTTCTTTGGGTAGCAGCGACGAAAGGACCGCCTGACAATAGAGCTCATTCTCAAACTCTGGCTTCCAATATTTCGCTACCTGTTCTGATACTTGGGTTAAATCTGTTACTACACTAGCCATCCTTGGCCTCCTTGTTTATTATTGTTTCCTTGAATTGCCTTTCAACATCCACTCGGGAACGCCTTCGATATTATTAATATTCGCGGCCTTCTCTTTGGCTGTCATCTGGGCGTACTTCTCTATAGTTAAAGAACCGTTAGTATTAGGGATCGGGGCAGAGTTGTCTAGTTTCGGGCCATTGGCCGACTCTAGGACTTCTGGAAATTCGCGGCTAAGTCTTTCAACCTCTTTCAATATTGTAGAATCCTCAACATCACCTGTCTCTGGATTTAATATAACCGCATCGAGATCAACCATGTTCCAAAACTTGCGTTTTACATTCGCCTTTTTCAGAACGGCATCAAGCTTTCTAGCGTTGACCTGCTGGGATTTCAGCTGATTGGCCTCTTCCCTGGCTGCCTTTGCTTCTTCTGCTCGCTGCTCGGCTAACGTCTTCCATTCGTTCTGCTCAACTAACTTGGCTTCGCTTGCGGCTTTTCTATCGGCCTCAATCTTTTCAAGTTGTTCCCTAAGTGTTGCATTCTCATCGGCGATGCGTTTGTTCTGTCCCACTACCTTGCGATAGGATTCATACTTTACGGTGTCGCCTTTGGGTGTCTCGTCTGCCATTGGCTGACTTGACAGATTCCCTTGATCTACCATTGATGGATCGGTGGGCGTGCCATTGGCACCTTGTAGGTTCTCAGACATTCATTTTCTCCTGAAATTGGTTAATATTACAAGCGCCGTTTCAGCGCGTTTGAAAATGATAGCTCGAACTCACGGCTTAAAGTCTTAATCTCGTTGCTAGACAGGTTTAAAAATGGCCTGGCCTTGCGATTGCTAGAACCCTTCTCCATCAAAGATGCGAGTTCTTCGTTTGTTATACCGCCTTTTCGCCTATTCCTATCTGCCCCGATTACCACCTTACCGTTTTGCACTTCCTTAACCAATAGTGAGTCGATCAACCGTCCTGTAAAAGTTAAGTTGGATTTGCCTGGCGATGTTAGACCCCTGTTAAGTAACGGCGATGATTTTCTAGATGCGATGGTAGATGGCCGTAGCTTGGCAAGCCGTGTAGATTTCGCGCCTGATTTCTTAACCCCGAAACCATTCCTAGTGCGCTTGGATATCAACCGGATAGCCCGCTTGCCATACTCTCGCATAGCCCGCTGAGATGCAGACTCCTTGACTACGATGCCGAGAGCATTAGTGAATTTGTTTATGTCCTCGCGAAATCCCACTTACAATAGCCTCAGTATTTCTGACTTAGTTATCCCCAGGAAAGGCCGAGCCTTGGCTCTATTCGGCTTGCCGCCATAACTGCCGATAGCGTTGCCCTCTGCTTTCGCGTTGACCTTTGTGCCAGCATTGAACCCGATAGTGATACTGCCCTGGCTGCTCTTGCTTGGAAAGTACTTGATACTCGATAGCATCTCTTCTGATAGCGTGAGGTCCACATTAGATTGACCTTTCTTAGCTATGTATGCTTCGCTGTATTCTGGAAACTCGATGTTTGAAAATCCCCTACCAGTTTTCTTAGCTCCGATGCCGGCCTGTGATCTTTCGCGTATGAAGTCGATGATCTCCTGGGCCAACGCTGATCGATCAGCATTATTTCGCGATGCCTCGATAGGGACGTTAATTGATACTTGCTGTGGCTCCGCCATCGTCATCCTCTATTATTGGATCAGGTGTTGCGTCTGGCTCAACCTCTAACGTGATCGGGTTCTCAATAGACGCCAACTCTTGGTTTAATCTTTTCTCAGTCCATTCAGGATTCAGCTTTTTCATTGCTGACTCACGCGAAATAAAACCAGCTTCTACCTCAGTCTTGAGATCGTTAACTATCTGACCTCGCCTTAACATCGGCAGTTGTTCCGGGAATGTTACCTCAACCCGCGCATTGGGCGAGAATAATTGAGACATTTCTATAGAGTTCTGGCTGACCCAATACGGATGGACATTATGCATTAACCCAGACCACCAGTCCTCTTCAGCACTCGAATAGAGTTCGGCTTGTTTCTGCCGCTCGTCTGAGGTGTCCATCTCGTCTACTAACTTGGATATGCCACTGATCATATTCTCTGCCGAAAGGTCTGATACCGATCCCGGCCTAATGTTCCGAGAGTTAAGCCACATTGATAGCTCGGTTGTGATTAGTTGGATCACATCTGTGATATCTACCTGGGGCTTTATCTGCCCTAGCTCTGGCTTCTTATCGTCGCCCGGGTCTGTCTTGAACATCCAAAACGCATCGGGAGATTTCGCCAAGTTTTCATCATCCACATCGATGCCATACAAGATACTGAACGCCTGATATTTCACAGCATAGTTCAGATCCGAAAGCAGTACCGGAATGAGTACAGTCATCCGCATCGTATCGGAATCCATTGGCGGCAGCAGGAAGTTAGTAGACCTATTCACGTACATAAACAAACCATTGAGAGATCCGAAAGGATTGATACCCTCAGGATTTTCGGGGTTGCTTATCACATCGCCAGCATCATCGACTATCAATATCTGATCATCTGAATACAGCTTAAACAGATCGACTTTCACATCATTGCCGCGTGCGTCCTTTCGCATATCTTGACCGAATGGCAATAGTACCTCGGTCGGCACCGTCCTATCTATCATGTTGGTTGAGTATAGAAAAAACCGATCATTTGCTATCGGCCTTACCTTGGGTTTCATATCGTCAAGATACACCTGATTGAGATTAGTCTTGAACGTGTTGAAATATTCATTTCCCGTATTCAGCTTAGAATTAAGCCGCATGGATTTCACATACCAATCAAGTAACTCCTGATCTTGGTCAGTACCGTCAACGATAACCCGCTGAGGATTCTGCTGATAGATCTTACTCGTCTTATCTATGATGCGTTTGAGAAAGTTGATTGGAGCAATTCGTGGCTGTATATTCTTGAACGACTTCTCTGAAAATTCCTCCTTGAGATGCGACTCGATGAATTTCAACAACTCGCCCTCTAAGATACAGAGCAGATTTTCATTATGCTTAAGCGTTGGGGCGTAGTCTTTTTGCTGAGATAGGATTTCTTTTATCAGTACACTCATAGCTCGATTGTCCTTTGAGGCTTACGCTGCCCGTTTATGTGTTCCCAATAAACATCATAGCCTAATGCGTCTGCCTTGTGTCCGAGGTTGTTCTTTTTCGATGGTACTCGTCCATCTAATCCTTGGCTAGATAAATCTCTTATCAGATCCTTGCAACCCGGATCCACTATGATTCTAGGATCGCCCTTCATAGGTTTCAACCATCCGTTAACGTATTTAGTTCTATCGATAATCGCTGGGTTTCTGCTTGGGACCTCGCGCGAATACGTGAAGCCGCTCTCTCGCAACATCTCTTCAGCATAGAAGTAGTCTGATCGCCCCGTTGTTGACGATCTATTCTTACCCGATGCATCGCCACGAATTTTAATAGCAAGCCTATCTCTGTCATCTGCAAACTCTTCGCAGAAATGCCGTACCGTTTCTTCAGTTGAGGAGTTAGCTTCACTATATTCCTTCCGGTAAAACAACTTATCGTCTATATACTGCGACAGCAGAAGAGATGTAGGGTTTACGTTGAAATCCATAGCAAGGTGTAAAGGGTGTTTATAGTCGATTGTACAGCATTTCTTAATGTGTGTATTCTCTGAAAAGTTGTAGTAAGCCTGGCCCTCGTAGCTTTCCCAGGACGCCTCGTATTCTTGGCGGTACGAAACCTCATCAAGTTCCTCTTTGGCCTCCTCGATCTCTTCGTTTGAAATCCAAGGATTATCTTTCGTATGCCAGGAAAAGGTTGCCCAGCTATCACTTTCAGCGGCAGCCATCCAAACATCGTAAGCCTCTGTTCCTTTCCCATCAGGAGTTGTAGCGAAATCAGCAGTGCCCCTAAGATCCGAAAGCGTTGGCCGCGCTGCCCGATGCCATACCTGATTGAACGGCTGTGAGAAATATGCGAGCTCATCAAACACTACATGCCAGCACTTGTGGCCACGAATCCTAGATATCTTCTCGGCGCCTATCACGTAGATCTTTCGACCGCGTGATAACTCGAACCGAGATTTCGAAACCATATCTCGATACTGCCAGCCTAGATCGTATAACCTGCCTTCCAACACATCCCAGGCGAGTTCCTTGGCCTGCTGATTTGTCGGCCCGATGTAATAGATATCTGAGTTGGGCGGCTGCTGTTCGGCCTTTTTCAGAATGCGCTCGATGAGTGTATAGGATTTCCCGCCGCGCCTGCCACATACGAGATACATAAACCGGCCTGCATAGTTGAATGCTGCGATTTGTGTAGGGTTAACTTTCAGGGTCTTCCTTTAGAGTTTTCGGTGTCTTGTAGGCTTTCTCTTCTCTGTCCTCTGGCGTATCTTTCCAACCCTTGCGGCACTTTAACCAGAACATAGTAGATGCGGGGTGTTTGCCAGACGTTGCTTGCTTGAATAAGGATTGAGTCACCTGGGCGTCTGCCATGGCTTTTCCTTTTAATAGTGCCTCAGCTAGAGATGGTTGGTCTGACATCCTGCGCTCAAATGTAGCCTTACCAATACCGATCAGCGCGGCCATATCCTGTATAGTCAAACCCAAGCCATAGTAGGTTTCGCATCGCTTGATTTCTTCAGGAGTTAGTAATCTTTTCTTCGTAGGGTCTGCCATCGAATTTCCTAAATAGCCTTCTTAGTTTCCAATCAAGATATTTCACGCGAAATCTGAACCATATGAGCCTTAGCATTCCGCGCCTCCCTTATCGGTTGATATCAGTATACCATTAGTTTCTTTCTGGCCTTTTATACCCAACCATTATCATTCCGCCAAACCCGCAATCGCATTTCACATGGGTTGTGCTCGGCCTGACATAATGCACTTTCCCGCACTGGCATTTCCACGATAGCATTTGGGTTATGTGGCCTTCGATTATTGGCATCAGCTACCCCACAACATTTGCTTGTAGATTTCAGTTGCCACTCTTTGCATCATGAATGGTGGTACGCTCATGCCGGCAACATATTTAGTAAATAGCTTGTAATCAGCAGGAAATGAGGAAAACTCTCTAAGAGAATCATCCTGAATCTGAGTTTCCTTACCAGTAAAGAACCTTGTGCAGCCAGTTATTGTCGATAGTGGTCTGTTCATATTAACCAATACATCTCCAAATCTTCTAGTAGATAGATGCTTTCCTTTTTTAGTCTGTATAGAGACATCTGAAACCTTTATCAAACTTTCATTGAAATCAAGCGAGCACCGCTTACCAATCCGATTAGCAATAAAAAAGGTCCTCTCTCTCCTCTGAGGCACTCCCATCCTTGCAGCATTCAATAAAAACAACTGGCAATCATATCCGATATCTTTAAACCCTTTGAAAATCTGCTTTACATAGCCCTTAGCCTTACCCTGGATCAATCCCTTAACATTCTCAGCGACAACCACCTTAGGTTTTAGCTTGTCCGCGGTACGAATGAAATCAAAAAACAAGTCGTCAAGATGCTGCGATGCTTGGCCCTCGCGAAAGTGAGACTTCTTACCCCACTTATTTTCCCTTGATCCGGCCATTGAGAAAGTCGAGCAAGGCGGCGATCCATCAAGGATATCCAACTCAAAGAATTCCCGCGGCAGATCCTTATCAGGTATCTTATTGAAATCCTGAATACCCAGCAGATAAGGATATTTCGGGTTATGATTTTTCTTATAGACTGCCATCATTTTCGGATCAATCTCGACACAACCAATCACATCATACCCAGCCAGCTTATAGCCCATAGTAGAACCACCGCCACAACTGAAAGTTGAAAGTACAGTCTTGCCAATAGGCTTAACCGATTTCAGATCCGTCAGGTTCCAAGGGCCCGTTCGAAGAGGATTTATTATCATCCCACTCGAAGCCACACTTGGGGCACTGGTGTCCGAAATTGTCGAAGTCGCTTGCATCTAGCTCCTTAGCTCCATCAATGTCTAGTTCTTTTATCTCAAAATCTTTAGGATCAAACCCAATATCCTCAATCTCAAACCCATCCTCGCGCAAAGATTGGAGTTGCTCGCCCATCACATCCATGTTCCAGGCGGCAAGTTCGCTCGAACGATTATCAGCTAACGCATAAGCTGTTTTATCTGTATTAGTCTTAAGATCCGATCGAATACATTTGATTTTATCCCAGCCCATATCCATGGCAGCCTGCAGCCTACCGTTACCGGCAATAACCACGTTGTTATCATCTATCAAAATGGGGATCTGTTGTTTAAATTTAGCGAAACTGCCCTTGATCGTTTGCATGTTCTTTTCATCATGAGTACGGGCATTGCTTGGGTCGAAAATAAGGCTGGCTACATCTAACTCAATAACTTCCAATAGAAAACCTCCAAGGATTTTCATTTACTAAACCAGAAATTTCTCAACTGTACAATAAAAAAGCCGATAGGCCCCTTACCTAGCGTCAGCCTTAGCGGGTTCTTTCTTCTTCAATACGCGTGCGAAACTCCATCGTCAATTAGCCCCGAAAGTCGCTGGGCGGGGTAATTGTCTCAAGATCCGAAATATCTAGCCGATGAGCCCGGTATCGGACGGTAGATTGTTTACCGGCAGAAACTGTCCTAAAGGCGGCACCAGGCTCTAACTTTTCCACATGCACCGGCGCGTTTTTGC